TTGTTCAATCCAGCATATACAGAAACATACGATTACATGGGAACAGACAAATGGTTGCAAAGAAGAAAGTCTCGTTTTGCTTCTTTGAACTCTGCTGTTTCATTAAGACTTAGTGTGTCTGGTAATACTACACTACAGGCTGGTGATCTTATTGGTGTTATCATTAAAGATAAACTAAACGATGAAGATGACCAGACATTAACAGGCAAATATCTTGTATCTAAATTACACCATTCATTCAAAAGGGGTGATGGATTATACACACATGAGATTCTTATGGATTGTGTAAGAGATACAGTTCAAACCAAATATCCGTCTAAGGGTGTTATTCATACTGATGGTGGTAGTTCAATTGATGAACTTATTCCAAGAGGTAATGAAGACCCTGGCGAGGTAATTTTCTAGAGGGAGGGCCAAAAAAACAACTCACTTTGTTATGATTTAACCATTAACTTAACGAGGCAAGACATGACATCCAAACTCAAAAACCGACTACGAAAAATGAACTTTCAAAGAACACCAATAAGAAGGGTAGAGGTTATAAACGATAAGGAGACTAAATACTATGAGGAAATGTATAAGAAAAGAACTATGGAGTTGTTAGGACTACAACATGAAAACATTCAACGAATTACAAGAGGGAGTATACGATCCCAACATATTTAAAGCAATCTTCCTAGCTGGTGGGCCAGGCAGCGGTAAGTCCTATGTTGTTCGCAGAACAACTGGTGGATTGGGTATGAAGATTGTGAACTCTGACGATATCTATGAAAAGATGTTGAACGATGCTGGATTAGAAGCTTCCCCAGAAGATATTTTCTCTGACAAAGGACAAGAGATTCGTCTTAAAGCAAAAGCAACAACTAAGCGTATGCAAGGAAACTTCTTGGAAGGGCGACTAGGACTTATCATTGACGGTACTGGTAAAGATTATGATAAAATTGCAAGACAGGTTCAAGGGTTGAAAAAACTTGGATATGACACTTACATGATTTTTGTGAATACCTCATTGGATACTGCACAAGAACGTAATAGAATGCGTTCTCGTACATTGCCTGAAAAACAAGTAGAAGTAATGTGGAAAGAGGTTCAAAAGAATATCGGTAAATTTCAATCATTGTTTGGTAGTAGTGGTATGATTATTGTGGACAATAATGATGCTGGTGAGGATGTATTCAATAAAGTCTGGAAACGATGTATGATGTTAGTTAAGAAAAAGGTAACGAATCACATTGCAAAAAGATGGATTAATTCTGAACTTGCCAAGAAAAAAAGATAAAAAAATTCAATAAACCCCCCAGATTTACTCTAAAGCCCTGTTTTTACAGGGCTTTTTTTTTAATTTTTTTTCTGAAAAACGCTTGACTTATGTTATCAAAGCAGGTAAGATCATTATGTAAGTTAGAGAAAGAGAGAATCACATGATACATAAAGAGTTTACTTCTAGTCAGTTATTCACGCTTCGTGAAATTGTTGAAGAACAAGTAGATTGGATGTTTAGTGATGCAGAAGAAATCGGTTCTTCTGATATGAGTATTTGTGCTCGACAGATTTTAGATACTGCGATTGCAGAAGGTATTGAACATACTGATAGTTCATTTCAGCTCGCAACTATTCGTGGTATGATTAGTGAAGCACTTTGTGAGATGGAACAGAGAGGTTAATTAAATGAGAGTATTTTCAGAAGGTGGCTATGACGCTTTTAAAGAAGGACTTGCAGTTGGTATGTCAGGAGATATTGCAGAGAAATATGCAAACTATGTGACTAAGAAAACTCGTCAGATTAAACGCAATCGACTACAGAATTCTTATGTCGATAGTGGACGTAACAAAGTATATCAGTCTGAGTTTGCTACAGAACGTAAGTTTCCAGAAGCTCGAGAAGGTATGTCTCAAAAAGAGATTACCAAGTATTTCAAAAGAATTGTAAAGTCTAAGACTTATCAATCACTGGTTACACGAAGTGGTAATCCAAATCCACGACTTGAGTTTATGAAGGAAGTTCGATACAATGCTCGGATTGCTGGTAATGCAACATATAGTCGAGTTCGATTGCAACCTTCATGTGGAATGAACAAGTGGGTTGTGTTGCACGAGTTAGCACATACCGCTGGACATATGAACCACGATGTAGGATTTCGACAAACTTTGGTGAAGTTGATTTCACGGTTCTTAGGTACTGAAGTTGCAAAAGAACTAAAGAGACAGTTTCGTGCCCGTAAGGTAAAGATGAATGTGTCTCAAACAATTAAGTCGCCACTAAAGTGGTTAGAAGATTATGAAAAGATGGCTGTGTTGCGTTCAAAAACAAAACGTGCCATCATAGAAGCGAGGCCGATATGACAGTATATCTAGATATGGACGGCGTGATAGCAGACTTTTTCGATGGGTTTGCGAAAGCGTTTGGTAAGAATCATTGGAAACAAATACAGAATAAGGAGAAGTCGATTGTTGAGTTACAAGGTACTGACTTCTTCAATACATTGGAATTGTTCCCTACGTCAGAGGCGTTAGTGAACTTTGTAAAAGATACTGGTGATTGGGGTATCTGTTCTTCACCACTGCGTGGAGATAGAGACAACTCTGCATACTGGAAAAGAGTGTGGTTAACTCGACATGGGTACATGCCATCTATCGACAAACTTATCTTTACTGGACAAAAAGAAAGGTATGCAACTGAAAGATTTTCTGGTGTACCAAACATTTTGGTGGATGATAAACCAGACAATATCAGTAGGTGGATAAGCAAGGGTGGTATCGGTATCCTTTATCAGGCTAATGAATGCACTCTTGAATATGTAAAACAGGAAATAGAAAATGCTATTCGCAATATATAGAGATTTCGACCCAGAGGATGATTTTTATGATTGTTCTCTGGGGTTACAAATTCACGATGATGGTGACGTAATCAAGTGGGATTGGAGTATCTATAAACGAGAACCAGATGCAGACTATACTGCTGACTTGAGAATGTATAAAATGTATAGTGAGGTGCATAGTATAGATGTATCACCATATGAACGTGACAAGTCTAAAATTAAAGATATGTTCAGAAGGTGGGTTCTTCTCGACAGACAAAAGAATAATCAGTTTATTGCAGAACAGGATAAGTTTGATGAATGGCATGAAGGCCCAGTTTTTTCAAAATAATGCTTGACTTGTTATCATAACAATGGTATTATATAAGGGTAATGAGAGAGGTGATTCGCATGGCAGTTCATGTTTTTGGTATGACAGACGACCAGATACAACGTGTGTCTCGCATATGGCAAATAGACTTTGTTCATCGTTGGCATGACCATCGTAGTCATGGTGACATAGATTGGGATACTGATACTTTAATATTTGCTGGTAGAACTTCTGTCGATAGAGTATCAGAGTGGTCTTGGCAAGATCACGAGCTACAGTAAAAGGAGTGAATATGTTTGTTTTGATTGAGAATGGAAATGTTATTGCTGAGGAAGAATGCTACGGTAATGCATGTGAACATCAGATGGTGTTGAACGAATGTGAACGTGATGTTATCGTCATGGACGAAAACGAATTTTGGATGCAACAGGCAGAGATTGCTGAAATGCAGGCTGCACATGAGAAAGGAGTTAAATTATGGTAGACCCTATTACTGAATTACAGAAAGAATGGTATTTCTTTTCAGACATGCTAAAAAGTCTAGAAAAGAAGAAAAAGAAAACGCCTGGAAATGGTTTTGCAATAATGAAGTGCAAAGAAAAACTTAAAGAGTTGGATGAAATCTTTGATAAGATTGACTATGCAGCACAAGTAACTTATGATTGAGGGAGAATGAATATGTGGAATATAATCGGTGCATTATTGACTATTGGTGGTATCATGGCAGTAGCTGGTTCAGCAAATGACTGTGATGGTGCTTGTATAGAGTATGCAAATACTTTTGGTGAAATGCTAATAGTTATGTTTTTTGGGTTGACAGCAATGATTATTGGTGGTATAATATTATATAATGAAAATAAATAGGAGAGAGTATGTTAGTAGTTGATTATGAAGTTGATGAAGTTATAGATATGAATATGAGTTCTTACAGGGGTGTTATCAAAACAACCTATGCCAAGCTTGTAGAGGTTCTTGGTAAACCTACCTACACTGATTCAGACCCCTATGAAAAGGTAAATGCTGAATGGAATGTTGAGGTTGATACAGGTGAGGGTTATGTAAAGTTCTCTATCTACAATTGGAAAACTGGATATGTTCCTACTGATGAATATGACTGGCATATTGGTGGTTTCAATTCTGATGCAGTTGACGCTGCATATGAGTTAATCAATGCAAGTTAATTATGAAAGATTGATTGATAACGCCAACACGGCGTATCAACGATGTGTAGAGTCTGGTTCTGAATGGGGCCAGAACTACTGGAAAGGAGTTATTAGTGCGTTACTCAAAAAAGCAAAAATGCATTAGTGACTTAGCAGAAGATTATGGTGAGTCTATAGATAATCTATCTATGGACGTTTTGATGGAGGCGATATATAATGAAGGGTATGCACCTACTACCAATCTATTACACGACAAACAAACTGAGCACCAAGAAGAAGAAACGTAAGGTATCTGCAAAGATGCAAAAGTCTCTTGACGAGCATGAAAAGTTTCTGAAGAAAATGGGGTATCAGCCAAAAGAAAATCGAGTGGACGTACCAATTTACGAACTACCTGATTATTCATCTGACCGTCCTAGTTTGCCGACTAGTGACGTTATTGCAGGGCCAAGCATAAAGAGAAAAGTTCCTCATTATGGTGGCAATGTTGTTATAGGACAAGCATATAATAAGGGTGGATTGCAAGTCTTATCTACACAAGAAGTAAAAGATCCAATGACAGGAAAACGAAGATGAGTCAAAATTATTGCACTACAAGAGGACTTGGTTGGGCATTCCTAATCATATCTATTTTTATAGTTGTTTTTCCTATGTTGGCTTTGATGATGTTGGTTGGACTAGATGACTACGCTAGATATTGTAATCTAAATATCATGCCGTGTTTCACTAGGACAATAGACTTTCTAAGTTCAACTCTAGGGTGATTGAATGACACCTAGAGAATCAGCACAGGAAGAAGCAGAAAGAACATTCAATGCATTCGTAACATACAGCAAACGTGGAGTTGTGTGGATATGCATTGGATTATTTGTTGTAGTATTTGCCTGCAACAATGGAGTCGAAACCGGCCCAAATGCCACAGGAAGTGGTTACAATGGAGAACAGTATAATCCATATAATCTAAATGTAAAGGATAACAAATGAGAAGATTATTAACAACAACAAGTCTTATCCTAGCACTGGCTACACCAGCACTTGCAGAGGATATATCCATATCAATGTTGAATAAACGTGATGATGGTGCGAAGATGGTATATGGTAAAGATATCGCAAGAATTGAAGTGGGCGATACGATTACTTGGACACCAGATTCAAAAGGACATAACGTAGAATTTATTGCAGGCCCAGACGGTTGGGAATCGCCTGCTAAATCAAAACTCGGTAAAGAGTTTTCTTACACATTCGATACAGCGGGCGTATATTTGTATCAGTGTACACCACACAAAACTATGGGTATGATTGCCATGGTTGTTGTTGGGGATGATATGTCTAATCTAGATGATATCAAATCAATGAAAATGCGTGGTAAGTCCAAAAGGAAGATGAAAGAAATACTAGACCATATGCATCATAGTCATTAGGAGTTATGAGATGAGAAATTTGATGCAAAAAATTCCAGAGTTCTGTATGAGTCACTGGTTATTGCGTATACCACTTGCAATAGTCTTTATTCAACAAGGACTAAGTAAATTTCCAGTGACACTAGATGGTGCAGAGTCATTTGACTTGCCGTACATCGTCTGGTGGTTTGCCGCCTATGGTGAACTACTTTCTGGTATCGGACTAATTGTAGCTGGTGTAGGAACATGGGTTGCGTGGGGATATGAAGAGTATGCCGACTTATTGACACGATTTTGTGGTATTACTATCTGTAGTATTATGACAGGTGTTATTTGGGTTGGACAACCAGAAAGTCTTTGGGATGTAATTCTATATGACAATCTACATGTATTCCTATGGGTAGGTGGATTATTCTTTGCACTAAGAGGGAATAAAACCTAATGCATATCAAACCAGTGGACTATAGGGTTGCGACTCTATTCGTACAAGAACGACACTATAGTCCAGTGATGCCCAAACTAACTAAACACTATCTAGGAGCCTACCAAGGAGAAGAATTGGTAGGCATCCTTACTTTGGGTTGGGGAACGAATCCAATGGGTACAATTAAGAAGATGTTCCCAGAACTTTCTACATGCGACTATTACGAGATAGGTAAGATGTGCATGGATGAAAAGATGCCACGCAACTCTGAATCACAGATGCAAAGTCTGGTTATTCAGTGGATGAAGAAACACACACCAGAAGTCAAATATCTATACACATGGGCAGATGGTATCGTGGGAAAGCCAGGATATGTGTATCAGGCAGCAAACTTTCTGTA